GAATAAGTTAGAGCTTCTTGCAGCGATTGCTTGGTTATCTCCAAAACCTGAAGATGGATAAACTTTCACGCCATCAAAGAATAAGTTATTTAACGATTGGTTAGTACCTTTGTTGTCATAACCTGCTGCACCTAAACCTGCACTTCCGAATCCACCTAAAGCTCTAATGTAAGCTCTGTAGATGTTTTGTGATACATAAATGATTAGGTCATCAGCTCCGTAAACTCCTGATGGAATAGCATCAACGATTTTACCTAATTCAGTAATTACGTTAGCTGCTGTAACTGTTCCTGCTGTAACATCTACTACATCACCATCATTACCTGCTAATGTTACAAAACCATCGAAGTTACCCTCTCCTGCACTACCACCCCAAATAGAAGTTTCAGTTGCACTTGCAACCTCTGCTGCTACTCTTGCGATAACGAAGTCAGAAAATAATGGAGGTAAGTTGTCAAAAGCAGAGAATCCCATTTGAGCAGCTTCCCAATCAGCGTGTAATTCTTTCTTACAGATCTGTAGGTTAACTTGTAATTCAGTTGGTGTTAATACTTTTTCAGTTAGTGTAAGACCTGAAGTCGTTGAATCGAAATCACAGTCAGCACTTCTTACTAAATTTGAGAAAGCCCCTACTTTCATAGCAGCTTTGTACTTAATGTTAGGTAGAATAGTAATAGCAGCATCATCTAAAGTTTTTGCTGTTAATAAAGATGCAGCAATATATTTACCTGCAAATTCTCCTGCATAACTACTACCTGTAATTGTTGGATTTGGCATTTTTCTTAATTTTAATTATTGGTTAATTTTTTCATTACTCTATCTAAAGCAGTTTCTTTTCTGTTTTGACCGAATCTTACTTTAAACTCTTGTTTAGCTTCTGGGTTGTGAGTAATAGGCTCTACAGCAGGAGTTTCGCTAAGTTCTTGTTTTACTTGCTCCTCTACTTGTGCCATTTCTTCTTTTTTCTCCTTTAGCTCGTTAATCATACCTTTGATCTCCTCAACGGCTGATTCAAATTCTTCTTTTGATACATAAGCCATTTCTTCTTCTTCAGCTTCCACTTCTTCTTCTGCCTCTGCTGACTTAATCTCTCCGATAATTCCCTCCTCGCTTACTACTAAGATTTGACCATCTTCCATTTGATATTCGCCTACAGGTACTGCTACTCTTTCATCTTCAGTAACAATAAAAATTTCGTTTCCTGCTTCAAAAGCCTCAGCTTCTAAGATTGTACCATTATCAAGTTTAGCTTGTGCTAACTCGACTTTCTCTTGAGATTCTTCAGTAGCTTCTTCTAATTGAGTTTCCTCAACTTGTTCTTCTACTTGCTCTATTTGCTCCTCTCCTAAGAAAGTTTTGATTTTGTTTAAGATTTCTGTTGATTTCATATTACTATAACGTGTTAAAATTTATATTTGCATTTTTATTATTTTACTAAACTTATATTTTTGACTAATTATATATTATCCTGTTGTGCTCTTTGTATTAATTTAATTACAGACCGTATGTTTTTAAATTTAAGAGATAATAATTTGTCAGCCGAATCAAGCGTATTTAACAATCTATCTGCACCTAATTCTTTTGCCATTTGTCGTAGTTTGTCGCTTTCTTTTTGTTTAGCTTCGACATCTTGCATTTTTTTGTATAGCTTATTTTCAAGTTTGTTTGCAAATTGCACTAAATCTGCAAGTTCTTCAAATGGATCTGTATCGCCTCCTTTAGCATAATTTAATAAATCATCAATTTTTGACAACTCTACTTTCTCTGTGCTAAATAGCATCTTGCTTATACGTTTACTCATAACTTATATTTTACCGATTCCTTGATTTATTATATTACCCTTACAGCACTTTACTGAATAGGTTTCATCTTTACATAAACAACCTCTACGCCCTCCTCTTGGACTTGTCTTACTTGGTGTTTCAAATTTTTTCATTAATAGATGTCTGTTAGTTTTCTTGCTATTGTACCTAAAACTGCTACTTGTCCTGAAGCAATTTTTAATTCTTTTTTTGCTTTTTCAATGTCTGAGTTTTTGCCAATACCTAATTCTTTTAATGCTTGTTCTGCTTTATCAATGCCATCTTTTAGAGCAATTATTTTTTGATTTAATGGTTTAGCTGCTGCATCAACTTTACCTCTTAATGCTTTTGCACCATCTACAGCAATACTTAATGCATCTTTCCACTCAGATTCTATATCAGAAGAAACTTTTTTAACCTCATCGATTAAACCTAACTCTACTCTCTCTTTGCTAAATAGCATTTTACTTATTCTTTTACTCATCTTCCTTGTCCTTTATAGGGTTTTTTATATTTGTTTTGTCCTACACTTGCATTTTTGCTGTGTGGATGTGATTTTCTTTTTGGTTTTATATAAACACTAACTATCTTTCTCGCCATCTTTAATAATTGCTCTAATGACAGCTAATTTTTGTTCTGCTTCTTCTTCAAAGTCGTTTACAGGCTCTTTAGGTCTTTCCATTTTGTCAGCGAAGTAACCCTCTATTGAGAAACCTTTAACCTTACCTGTTTTTACAAAGTTGTTCCATATTTCATCGTTGTTTACTTTGACTGCTCCCATCCAAGTACCTACAGGAACATTAAGACCATACTTACGAGATTTATCGTGTACCTCATCTTCTACTAACCAAGATTCTACTAATGTTAGTCCGTTAATCGTATGTTGGTGTTCTAATGTAGCTTTTGATTGATTTCCGTTCATTAAATAAAGCTGTGATGCTTTTTCTACTGTGTCCTTAGAGAAATATATGTAATATTCTTCTTCTCCTTTTCTACGATAGATAGGTTTGTTAGGGATCAGTAAAGCACCCATAAGGATACGCTTATCGTTATCTACCTCAGCAAGTTTTATTTCCTCGCTTTTTAGTGCAATAAAATCTTCTTCTATTGCAGGATTCTCAACTACAGAAATAGCTTCTATCCCTGTTAATTCATCATCCCCTAATATTAGTTCAACGATTCTCATATATGTATAACGTATTAATTTATTTTTTTGTTTATCCTAAACTAGCACTTGTTACAATATTTCTATCTAACTCTTGTGCTGTACTAACATCTCCACTAACTACAAAAGCTCTTGGTGGTGGTTGATTGCCTAGAAGCTCTGCTAGTTGATTAGTACCTGTAGCTCCTACTGTACTAAATTGTGGAGGTAGTGATGGTGTAGTTGCTGCAGGAATAGCAGGTGTTACATCTCCTGATGCTCTTGCTCCAATACCTGCAGGTGGTTGAGGTGGTTTAGTTGAGGCAATCTTTTTAACATTAGCAATACCTGTTGCGATTACTGCTGCTGCACCAATGAATCCAAATATACCACCCTGTGCTAATGCTTTGTCAGCACCTGCATAAGTATCTTGGATTGCTTGTGCTATTGCTATAGCTTTACCAAACTTAGAGTTTTTACCTACTATAGTTGCTAAGTTTCCTAAAGTCTGTTTAAATTGATTTTCTTTTGATTTACCTAAATCTTTTTCAAGTTTTACTTGTTGTCTGTCTGTTGCTTCTTGGTAAGCTATTAGTTCATCTTGTGCATCTTGAAATGCTTGAGTTCCTTTTTCATAAGAATTAACTTTCATTTGCAATCTCTTTTCCTCAACCACTCTTTCTTTTTCAAGATTGTCTATCATTGTTTGTATTCTTGTAACTTCGTTCTCTTGCATCTCAGCATTAAAATCTCTTTCTGCTTTTTGTCTTTCTGCTTTAGCATCTGCACCACTTAACTCTAATTCTAACTTTTCCTTTTCTAACGCTGTAGCATTTGATTTTTGTTCTGACAGAAAACCCTCTATTTGCGCTTCTACTGCTTTCTTTTCGTTTTTTGCAGATAGTAAGGCTAAATAATCTTCTTCTTTACCAGATAAGTCAAATTGTGCTTGTGCTTGTTGAATCATCAAGTCAACGTTTTCAAGCATTTTTTCTTTTTGATCTTCAAGTGTCTTTTTTAATTCATCATTAGCTTTTATTCTATCATCTATGTTTTTTAAATCGTTATCTCTTATTTGTCTTTGTTGCTCTGCTTGTCTGTCGTATTCTTCTATTAAACCTTGATTTTCTATTCTTGCTCTTTCAGCAGACTTTCTTAATTGTACATTAGCTTTTACATTTTCTGCTATTGACTTAATGCTTATTTTTCCAACACCCTC